GGCGAAAACCAGCCAAAATTAAAAAAATTTGGAAAATTTGAAAAATGCTGGTATTGTCGCGGGAACCTATATCTCCCAAATAGGATTAATTCCAATGGGATCAAGGCAACGCCCGACAAAAGACAAACGCGATCAAGGCAACGGTAGCCGCCCTAGTGGCGAGCGTAATACCGGAAACGGTAAGCCGATTGGTCATCCAAAGCGTTTGGCACAAAGCGTCACTTTATAGCCGTTCTGAGGCGGCTAGTTGGTGCGAATCCCATAAATTTTCTTCTGCCGTTTATCGCACGCGCGATGAAGACGGCGAAGTAACACATCATATCCATGCACAATTTGATCCTTCTGAAGCCGTCGAAGGTTCATGGTTTGTTTTGTCTGATGATTTCCCCGAGGGAATTTCAGTGAGCACATGCGAGAGGAAAAAAATGGCTATGCATCATACAAAAGGAGTTCAGAGTGAAAGCGACCCTTTTCAGTTTGTTATGTCAGATGAAAGCGTCGATAGAGTCGGTGACGTTATCAGAGCAGGCGGATGGGATTTGCAAGATTTCCAAAAAAACCCCGTAGCATTGTGGGGGCATGATCATGGCAAGCCGATTGGGGTTTGGGAGAATGTCAGGGTTTCTGGAAAGAAATTAATAGGCAAATTGAAACTTGCCAAAGAAGGGACAAGCGCGGAAATAGATACGATTCGGAGCCTTGTCGAGCAAAGAATATTAAAAGCAGTTTCCGTTGGATTTCAACCAATTGAAGCAAAACCTTTAGAAAAAAGTTCAGGTTATGAATACACAAAACAGCGACTACATGAGTGTTCCTTAGTTGCTGTTCCTGCAAACGCAAACGCCTTGGCGATTGCGAAAAGCTTTGGGGCTGATCCCTCCAAAGTATTTTCTGGCGAAATTCGCCAGCTTGAAAAGCGCGCCTCTTTGGTCGCTCAAGAACGGAGAGCATCGTTAATCGATGCAATCAGCAAGAATGTAGATTTTCTGGAGAAAAGAAAATGAGCGGAATGGCAGATAAACTTAGCGCGCAAAAAGAGCGGCTGGTTTCAATCAAAGACGAGTTGGTTATCCTCAAAGATTTGATGGATAACACCGACGATGGTTTATCCGAAGAGCAAATGGATACCATTGAAACATTGAGCGAAGAGCAAGACGCGGTTATTAAGCGTATTGAGTCGCTTGAGAAAATTGAGCAAGGATTGGCGGCAAAGGCGCAACCAGTTTCCAAGCAATTGGCGACCGGCGGGGCATTCCCCAAGGCAGAGAAGGGCGGAGCGTTGCTGGCAAAAGCGGCAACCGTAAAGTTGATCTCGCACCTTGAGCGCAAAAGCGACGACCAAGTAATCATTGAGCGATACAAGGAAGACGACCGAGTTGGCGCTATCGTCAAGTCGGCTGTTATGCCTGCTAATAGCTACACAGCGGGTTGGGCTTCTGAGCTTGTCGAACAAGACACGGGAGCTTTCTTGACTGATTTGGAGCCAGTTTCGGTATATGCCGCACTTCGCGCCCGATCTATTGCTCTTGATTTCGGCAAGGCAGAAAGCATCAAGATCCCACGACGCGAAGCCGGAGACCGTGGTCTTCAGCCCGCATTTGTTGGTGAAGGCGGCGTGATTCCTGTAGGAAGAATGACGTTGGGATCTCAGGTGCTGAACCGCTATAAGGTTGCTGTAATCAGCGCATGGACAAACGAGATCAGCCAAATGTCTACGCCTCAGATAGAAAACCTTGTTCGTCAAGGCATTCTAGATGACACTGCATTTAAGCTGGATCAAGCGTTGTTGGACAATGTTGCCCAAGTTAACGGAGTTCGCCCTGCGGGTCTGTTGAATGGCGTAACTGTTGGATCATCTGCGGGAGATTCTGCCGCTGATATTATTGCTGATCTTAAGGTCTTGATTGATGCAATGGTTAGCGCAAACCTTGGCGCGAACCCAGCACTCGTTATGAACAATTCGCGATTGCTTGGGCTGTCAACGGTTATGAATGCCACAGGAACATTTATGTTCCGAGATGAGGTGCGATCTGGCACTTTGTTGGGCGTTCCTGTAATCACCAGCGCAAACGTACCCGCTGATCTGGTAATGATTGTTGATTGCAATTCTCTTGCAATGGCAAACGCATCTCCAGACTTTGATGTAAGCGATCAAACCTCGTTGACAATGGCTAATGCTGATGGCACTGCACCCACTCAGGCTGGAGACGCAACCAATTACACTGGTGGCGATCTCGGCACAGAGGGTCAAGTCAATCAGCAGGGTGGCTTGGTAATTGAGGGCGCTTCTGGCACTTCTGCCGCTGGAATGACCGCGCTTTCTATGTATCAAACCTACCAGACGGCTGTAAGAATGGTTCTCCCGACATCTTGGGGTCTCATCCGAGCGGGCGCTGTTGCGGCTATCAATGGCGTATCTTGGTAAATAAAATAAACGCCGCCTCCAATCGGGGGCGGCATTTTTATTGGAGATAATATGATTCTTTGGGATGGTGAAAAATTTTTCCATGAGCCTGATGTTGCAAAGGCCAGAAAATTAATTGCGGAAGGGAAAGCCCAAGATTCAAGCAAGGAAGACGGATTTAGTTTGAAGTACAGGCATCAATTTCCACAGTACCAAACCCGCGAGATGAGAGCCGAGCCGGTTAGAAATGACCCTCCGCCCCCGCCACAAACAGAAGAACCCCCAACCCCGACGGCGCTAAATAGCGCAGTTGAGCCAGATTGGGAAGCCCATCGGGAAGAATACAAGGAAGCCACGGGCGCTTTACGTGCGCGCAAAGACAGCGTGATCGGATGGATGAAATCCGAAGGCAAAATTTAAATGGGCATTTTTGATAAATTTTTAAGAAAGGGCAAAGCAGATACCGTCGATAAGGGAATTTATCATTTGCCGATAACCGGCGGTGTTCTCAACGATGGCGGCGTGCTTAATTGGTGGCAAACGGGCCGCAACGTAGAGGCTCATCAAGGCCCAACGGCGATTGTTCACGCTTGCGTGGATGCATACGCGCAAACAATGGCGTCTATGTATGGCGACCATTACAGATATGCCGAGGACGGCTCAAAAGAGCGGGTGAAATCTTCAAGCCTGTCACGATGCTTGCACCAGCCAAACGAATACCAAACCAGAAGCGATTTTGTTTTAAATCTGGTTAAGTCTGTATTGATGAGCGGAAACGCTTATGTTCTGGGACAGCGAAACAACAGAGGGGAAATAAACTCTTTGCATTTGTTGCCGTCTAACGGAACCGAGCCGTATTTAGAACCAGAAACAAAAGAGGTTTTTTACGGAATAGGAAATAACCCTTTTATTGGCGATGTTGACGTTATGATCCCTGCTCGGGATATCATGCATATTCGATTACATACGCCAGCACACCCGCTTATTGGCGTTTCGCCTATTGTTAACGCCGCGTCCAGCATTGCGGCAAATTCAGCCATAACGAACCATCAAGCGGCCTTTTTTAACAACATGAGCCGCCCTAGCGGAACGCTAACAACGGATATGAAACTGTCTGGCGAGCAAATGAGACAATTGCGAAACGCTTGGCAAGATCAATCCCAGCAAATGAATTCTGGCGGGATTCCTATTTTAGGATCTGGAATTAAATGGGAGCCAATGAGCATTTCCAGCCAAGACTCCCAATTGATTCAAGCTTTCCAAATGACAGTGGAAGATGTGGCGCGAGCGTTTAGGGTTCCATTGCCGCTTGTTGGAGATTATCGGCACAGCACCTATAACAATGTAGAGCAATTGGTTTCTTCTTGGCTGGCAACCGGCTTGGGCTTTTTGCTGGAGCATATAGAGGTTTGCATAGATAAGTTTTTTGGTTTGCCTCGCGAGCAGTTTTGTGAGTTTGATGTGGAGACATTGTTGCGAACAGATTTTTCCACTCGCGTTGATGGATACACAAAAGCTATCCAGCAGGGTTTGATGACGCCAAACGAAGCGCGAGCAAAAATGGGCGGCTTGCCTAGCGTAGATAAGGGCGACGTTGTTTATGCTCAAGCACAAATGCGACCGTTAGGATTTGAAGAACAAGTTATTCCTAATCCCGAGCCAATTGCCGAAGAATCAGAGCCAGAAGCGTTGGAAGAAATTGAAAGCCCCGTGGAAAATGTTGACGAGGAAAGAAATACTAGCGTTTATTACCTAAAGGGCTTATTAAATGGATAAGAATATTTTAAACGCTGTTGCCGAAGTCTTAAAAGATGAGCGCGCCAAATTTGCAGAGCAACTGGAAGATTTGCGAGCGCAATTGCCAGACAGAGAAAAGGCAAAAAGCGCCGAATCTGATTTAGCTGAATTAAAAAGTTCAATTGAATTTCTTTTTGAAGAGGTCGATAAAAAAACCGACTCAATAGATTTTGAGTTGGCTGTTATGACTAAAAAGGAATCGGAAGATTTCTTATTTAATGAAATTGCCAAGCAAACTTCAAAACTAACAGAAGAAAATTCCTCCGCATTAGAAAAAATAGAGCGCGCAATATCTTCATTACGCGACGGAGAAGATGGCGCGGATGGCTTGGATGGCAAGGACGGAACGGACGGAAAAGATGGCTCGGATGGAATTGACAATCCCGCAATCAGCCCGATAGAAATCTCTGCCGATCACAAAGCGGAAAAGGGCTTAATTGTTAAGCATCGTGGCGGTTTGTGGCAGGCGATCAGAAATACAAATGGAGATCCCGACGTT